TTGGAGGTGGCGCGTTGCTCATCTTACCATGTGTGGCGAAAAAAAAGTCCTGTGGACAACAGGGTCTAAAGGGACGAGCCCATTGTACAGTAGAGAAGCACACATGGCGCTCAACATTGTCAAGCTCACTGACCTTCAGCTTTCCGACATCAAGTTCTCGGACGTTCGCAAGAACGCCAAGGGCGGCAAGGCGGTCTATCTCAACCACAAGGCGGGTGGCAAGCTCATGCTGAAGGTGCCTACACTGCGCGCACCCTTTGGTCTGAGCACCTTTGCTGGCGACGACGGCAAGGTGACGAGCACCAGCCTTCCCCTGAGCGTCGACAATCCCGCGGCGGCTGCCAAGCTCGCCGAGATTAACCAGGCTGTCCTGGACTTTGCGTTCGATCACTGTGAGGAGCTGATGGGCAAGAAGATGAGCCGCGAGACCCTGGCTGAGATGTACAAGGCGCCCTTCAAGCCAGCCAACAAGGAGGGCTACGCGCCCCTCTTGAACCTCAAGGTTATCACCGACCTCAACACGGGCGCGATCAAGACCGAGTCGTACGACAGCACTGGCACTGACGTGCCCCTCGACTCTCTTGAGAAGGGCCAGAGCGTCACGACCCTCGTGGAGCTGAGCCAGATTTGGCGCACGCCTGCGGGTTTTGGCGCCACCTTCCGCGTCCATCAGGTGAAGTTTGCCATGGCCAACAAGCTGCCGAGCCGCGCGCTGGTCGAGGACGACGAGCAGAGTGTGCACACCGAGGAGGAGGACGAGGAGTGACTACGCAGCCGCATCCCGAACTTTGACTTTGACGTGTAATTACAAAAATGTTTATTAATATTACAATGGAGAACTGGATGCGCAATAAGCGCCTGTTCCAACTCACCTCTGGGCCCCGAGGGAAATATGTGTATCACAGAAGCCCCTCTGGACGCAAAGTCACCCGCAATGTCCCCAATTCAGTTATTACAAAAAATGATGCGATGCGTTATTTGATGGCGACCCCCCGTCCCGCGCCAACGCCGGGTGGTCAGAAGTTCCTTGTCGTAGGTGGTCGCAAAATTCCGCACGCGCCCGCCCAGCCGCCACAGGCCCTTGACTGCTCTTCTCTCAGCCAACTCACGGGCGTGAAGAAGATTGGGTCGGGCCGTCAGGGCGTCATTTACGCCGCGAATCGCCGCCCGGGATATATCATCCGTGAAATCGCCATAAAGGTGTCGCCGTTTGACAAGTCGGCCGAGCGTCGCGGGGAGGTCCAGCCATCGCAGGTTGAGTGGGACATTCAGAAGGTTGTGCAGCGCGTCGCGGGGGGTGGCGTTCTGTCCGCTATGAAGTTTGTCGAGTGCAAGGACTTTGTACCAATTTCAAACATGAACAATATTAACAAAATTGGCAAGAATATCGATCCTCACCGGCAGGCGGTCCTTTTCATGGATCGCGCCGATGGCGGCTCCCTGAACAAGTGGATAGAGGCGAACGCGGCGCGTTTGAAGGATGGCGATATTTTGAAAATTATAAATAAAGTTCTTATTACTCTGCACAGAATTATGAAAAAATACCCAGAATTCCGCCACAATGATCTTCATCTCGACAATATCCTGATGAACAAGGGATCGCCGCAGATTGCAGACTTTGGGTGGTCGAGAATCGAAAAATCTGGAACCAACCCCGCCGTGAACACCGCCCTCGCCAATGGTACGGCGGCTCGTTATGGCATAGGGCCGGACACGTCGTCTAGATATGATATGCACCTGTTTATGAACGAGCTTCGTCGTTTTATGAAAAAAATGGGCAAGTTCCCCGTGGCTGTGAAATTTCTGGAAAAATACATACCAGTTGGCTACAGAGAGTTTTCTGACGCGTACACGACCGAGGGGCGGCTCAAGTACGGCACGCCTCTCCCGGGCCTCCCGAATATTCGTACAATTCTCAAGGATCCGGAAATGAAGTGGCAAAAAGGGACGCCGTCACCCGCTCGTAAGGCACCCTCACCCGCTCGTAAGGCACCCTCACCCGCACGCAAGGCGCCGTCGCCCGCTCGTAAGGCACCCTCACCCGCTCGCAAGGCACCCTCACCCGCACGCAAGGCGCCGTCGCCCGCCAAGAATTTTTCGAATGAAAACTTGGCGAAAATATCCCCCCGTTCCTTTATGAAACTCTCCCCTGGATCCCGTGCCCGGGTGGCGGCGATCCGCAAGGCGGCGAAGGCGCGGAACAATACGCGGATGAAGAACGTTGCAAAAGCCAAGAATAACGCAACGGCGAAACGCATGCCCAGCCCCAGACGGCTGGAGAAGCCCACGACGCGCATAAGCCCGCGCATCCTTCGTTCGGCCAAGTTCAACCGCCTCGTCGCGAGTTTTCTGAATCTAAGCAACTCGGCTCCGTATCAAAATCGGTGGAACGCGGCCCGCGCCAAGGCGCTGAGCACCTTGAACAACCGCGTGCGCGCGGGCAAGCCGGCGTTCTCGCCGAGCCCCGTGGCACCCCCGGCTCCCCGGCGTCCGAGCCCCGTGGCACCTCCCCGGCGTCCGAGCCCCGTGGCACCGCCGGCACGCCGCAGCCCAGCAGGTGTTGTCAAGAGTGCTGGTTCTGGTAGATTCAAGCTGACTGGGCCATCCGGCCGTCTCGTGTACGCCAATGGTTCGACTATAAGTATGAACTTTCTTAAGGGCCTTGCGGCGTCCAAGGGTGTGGGCATCACTGGCCTTCGCACAAAGGACGCCATCGCGAGAGCAATTTTTAATCGTAAGTAGGGTATATGAAGAACCTCATCAAGACTGGTTTTGGCCTTGGCGTGGGTCTCATTGGGGCGCAGATGATTTTTCTGCTTATCGGTGCACTGTTTTTCTTCTGGGGCCTAATTGAGCGCGGCAAGGCGCGCAAGAGCGGTGGAAGCATGGTGATGCCCTACGCACTGATGGTCCTCGGCATGGTGTTTGGCCTCGGTCTCGGTTTTGGCGTTATTGCTGAAGGAATTTCTAATAATTTTTAAAGTCTGAACGCGGCGATACCAATTGCGAGTAGGAAGGTGTGCCAGAGGGAATAGACGGGGCGCAGAGCGGGGATATAGCGGACGAGCGCCTCATTCCACAGGAATCTAAGCAGGAACGTCCAAATGAAAATAAAGAGAACAAAAGTGACAACCGCGGCGATGCGTTCGCGTTGGTCGCGGGCGTTGATAATTGTCAGCATTTACAAGAGGCGGAGAAAAAATCGCCGCCTCTTGTAAGATGGTAGGGAAGGATTCGACGAGCGCGCGCGCCATGCTCAAATCTGGGTCGGAGCGCGAGTACACGTGGGATCCGTGGGGTCGGACTGGTGTGACGCACGATAACTGTTACGATTATGCGTTCGGCAGTTTCAGTAGCAACCGCGTGTCAAAGAGTGTGCCCGGGGTGGGGGCGAACATCAACTCAAACAATCTGACGTTCCGCACGTGTGCGGGGATAGTGAAGCGCGTTCTTGCGGACAACCCGGGCAAGGTGTATCATATGAAAAATCCGAACGCGCGCCCTCGTCCTGGATTTTACAAGGTGATGTGCTTTGTGGCTCCGACCAACGACTTTGGTAATGCCACTGGGGACTTTCACTGGTACGCGCAGATGGGCAGTGTGCGTTACAAGACGGTACCGGGTGATACGGTCGAAGGTCTCGCCAAGTTATTCCACGTCAAGAAGGATGTGATCCGTGCGGCGGCCGCACGGACTCGGCGCCCTCTCACAAATTCTGACGGCAAGATTTCCACAAATAACACAAATATTAAGCGCCCGGGTTTGAAAACGGGCGCGCCTCTCACGCCCGGCCGCATCCTCCGTTTTCCGGTGAATCTCTGGGCTCATAAACAGGGCCACGCGTCTGGGCCGCTTATGATTGACGCCTCGGGGAAGACGATCGTCGACCCACGGAAATCCAATCGCAAGTGGAAACCAGGTTTTCATTATACTAAATTTTGTGCGGCGTATGGCGTTCAGCAGGGGGCGGTGAGAACCGGAAACAATAATAACGGTAAAAATATTGCAAATGTAAATAGTCCTCGCAAGGTGGCGATGCGCAACGTGAAGAACGTGGTGAAACAGGTCACCAACAATTTTAGACAATTTGCGCGTTAGGAACTCCTATAGCTCGTAGCATCTCGTGTATATCTTCACCATCCTCCATATCAAATACTATATTCATAATAGTATCCGGTTGTAAATTAAGGACACGCATGTCCAGTCCAAACTCTTCTTGAATACCCTGAATATTTGAAGTTAAATATTGAGAGGATTCAACTGTATCGTCGGCAACCTTCTGGAGCGATATTGTTACACGATATACGGGGAGATCGAATGGCACACGGCACATGGGGCATGTGGGGTCTCCTCGGCACGTACGCTTCCACCGGTCTATGCACTTGTGATGGAATTCGTGGCCACACGGGAGCGTCCGCGTGTTGCGAAAGAGGCCGGTGAAGCACACCGAGCACTGTTTGTCGGTCCCATGCATATGACACGTGTCACCGGTGCCGGCGGCCTTGTTCTTGCACTTGTGGCCCGCTAGGGTCGTTCCTGTGCACCGACCTTCCATATGTGGTATATATTTTTTTATATAGGCCGTCTTGCGGCGCGTTGAACACGAGCCACTTCTTCCTCGAGCGTCTTTATCGCGTCACGATACTTTTCGCGTATATTTTCCTCGACATGTTTTTTAAAAATAATGATGGGATCTGCGTCCTGTTCCGTCTTGCACAGCGGGCATTCGTCTGACGTTTCAAACCACGTGATGATGCACTTGGTGTGGAAGACGTGTTTGCATGATAGGCGGCGCTGAGCCCCCATGGTTATTTCGTCAAGACAAACGACACATGTCTTGGAAAGATGTACGGGGCACTTCCCCTCTTGCGTGGCGTGATTTTTGCACTTCCTCCCCGATGCCGTCACAGAGGAGCAATTCATTATGAGATAGAATTTTTAAAATTTTAGCATGGATTTCCTCAGGTGGCGCCGATGCGTTGATCACGTGAACCGGGCAGGGCATCTGTATGATTAATGTTTCATATAGAGTGTGCAGTTCATTCAGGTATTCCAGAGTTACGTGCGAGTCACCGGTCTGGCCTCGCGTCTGGATCGCCTGGTGGCACTCCTCGGGCGGCTTGGCCAGGAAGATGTAAAGATCCGGGTGCCATACATGCTTTTCGTAGAAATATTCATACGTTTTTGAATTGCTGGCGATTCCCTTGGACTTGGCCCACTCCCAGAATACCCAACGCGAACTCAAGAGACTGCGCTCGTATACGGCCGACCCCCTGGGGCGGCATGTGCGCAAAATCGCCATATGGAGGGGAAATGCGCCTGATTTAGGATCCTGGTAAAACTCCTCGAGGGGCCACTCGTCTATCGGTTCGCGGAAGACGAGAAACCCTTTTTTTTCCAAGAGACCCAACTGGGTCGTCTTGCCCGACCCAATGTTGCCATCGATGACAACCTTCATAGCTATTACACGTGTTTAATCTCTAAGCGTCCGAGCCAAACGGCACGGGGTCACCGCATGCGGCGTTGCGCAGGGGCAGCATCACGCCCTGCACGCCATTGTTCTGCAGGTACATGCGGTACTTGTAGTTGTCCTGGTATGCGATGCCGTTCTTCATCATGATAAAGTCGTTCGTCAGCTTGGCCGAGTCGAACGACGTCAGGCAGCGGCTGTCAGCCATGCCTAGGCGGGTAGACATTTACTTTGACCTGAGAAAAAAGCCTAGGCCACCCACGGCTCCACACCCTTGTCCTGAAGCACGGGGACCCAGTCCAGGAATGTGTGACCCATTATGACCCCGAACACGTCCTTCTTGTCGGAGGGCACGAGGCGAACGCTCGCGTCGAGGTTGATGTTCAGCGTGCGGTACGCCAGTGCAATCTCTTCGAGAGTCTGCGCGCCCGTCACGATGATCTTGCCGGTAGAGAAGATGCTGGCGGTCACCTGCTTCGTGCCTGGCCGCGGCTGAAACTTCACCTTGACGGCGCTGTACCGGTCGGGATCGAACGACACGCGGAACTCCTCGCGGTCCGCGAAGCGCTGAATCACCTTGTTCAGGTTCACCGAAGAATTCAAAGAAAAATTTGTGTTTATCATCTTGACGGAGACGGAATCCACGAGATGTGTGGGTGGGATTTCGGAACCGATTGTTTTGTTCACAATAAAGCACAGCTGGCGCATGATGCGGCGGCAGTCGAACAAATCCGCGCACCCCGCCACCTGCACGGATCCATTTGGGAAAATTTTTATACTTTTTTGCGAATATTGATCACGGTAGCCTACCGTCACCTGGTTGTAAAATGTAGTTTTTTTCATAGTCCATTCGAATCCTTTACCGGTTGAACCCTTGGGACGTATATTCACGGGAGTGAATTTCTCCCGAAACGCCGCAAGGTCAATATCCTGACCGAATTTAGCAATCATGGTGATCGTGGTGATGCGGACCCAAGAGCTCGTGGGGAACTTGGCCTTGAAGTTGGCCAAGGTGAGGATGTAACGGAAGGTGTCAGCCATGATGTTTTTTCTTAATTAAAGACCCGTGCTCGCTAGGGTCTTGTGCACAGAACTCTACTTTCTCAGGAGGAACCGCGTCAGCTTTCCGACAATTTCCTTCTTGCTCAATTTCTTTTCGCGATTATTCTTGTCTGGAAGCTTCTTCTGCAGGTTCGCCTTGGCACCCAGGAAACCAAGCAGTTTCTTAATCTCCTTCACGCGCGCGGGCTTCGGTGCCTTCTTCTTGGGCACCTTCTTCTTCGAGCGGCGGCGCTTCAGCTTGGGCACGGCGGCCGCCACCTTGACGGCGTTGTTGGGGCCACCGAGCTGCAGGACAATCTTCACATTCTTGGCATTGGCGCCGGCCGCCACCGCCGCCTCCGGGCTGCCACCGACGTTCCGCATGATGTTGGCGGTCTTCACCACGTTAGACGCGCCCCCTGCATTCTCCACGAGGTTGATGGCCTTGTTCGCGCCGCCGACGTTGAGCACGGCGTTCTTTTCAGCCGGCGGCAGGATGTTCTCCAGCGGCATCTGTGGAAGTGGCGGGCTGCTCTGACGGCCCATATTTGCCATGATTGGCATATTGGGAATGCGGGGCATGGGGCGCGGCACGGCGCCGTACTGCGGGCGGTTCACAGGAGCCTCGAACGCAACCTGCATGTTACCGTACCCACGAGGCGTGGGCTGGTTGATCGAGTAAGGGATACCACGGTTGCGGTTGCGGTACATCGGGGCGAGGCCGCGCGATGTGCGGTTCGCGTTCTGGATGCGACGCTTCTCGTTCTGCTCGCGCCGCATCTTCTCCATGATTTCACGCTCGGCGCTTTCGATATTACGGTTCGCCCCCATACCAGCCGCGGCAGAACGCAGGTTTCGAAGACGGCGCATGGAAGAGATGGCGTTTCTGTTATTGGTTATTCTACGGATTCTGTTCTGAAGTGCAGATCGGAAGTTCGAGTAATACTGCGATTCACGGTTGCTGCCCAGGTGGCGAGCCCACATGCGCAGGCGATCATAATCGAGGGTGCCATTGCGCAGCGCACCAATCGCCATGCGCGCCTTGGAAGACACTAGCTTATTCAATCTGTTACGAGCGGCATTGGACAGATTTGCCTTATATGTTGCTTGAATTCTCATAAGATTCTCCGTCTTTGTGTTTTGGCCAATACGGCCGACGCCAAGAGCCGCAAACTCAGCATTGGCTGAGTTCATCTTTCTGTACTTTATCGCAAGATTAATTGCCTCCTGTGGCGACATCTTCACGAGCTGGGAGGCCAATCTAGCCTTGGCGCTATTGGAGATGAGAATTCCCGTGCTGATATTTCCCCCCGCAGGTATCTGCAGACCTGCGAACGCGGGCGGAATGGTGCCACCATTCACAAGTACTCGTGAGAAAGCCTCCATATTACTTGTTGATAATTTTGTTGAGCCGGGCGGCACCCGCGCCTCCTGCTGAGAAGTCATTTTATTGTACCGTCCCCCACCAATTCGTGGTGCTCCGGGTTTCATTTTGTTTATATAATTCTTGATCGTCTGCAAGGGAGATCCTGTAGCCGCCGCAACTTCGCCGGGAATTTTACGCAGCTCGTTCAGACTTATATCGTATTTTTCTAGATATTCTGCGATGGAAGTTTTATTTTTAAAATTAATTTTATTGTACCGTTTTTTAGAAACGCGATTCAATGGAGCGATATCCATCTCCAATCTCTTGTACAATTTTTTAGCGTTTTCTTCGGACATCGTCGATCCACCGGGGGTGGCGATCATCCGGGCGAGAATTATCGCGGCCCTAGGATCCTTCAAAACTTGCGCCGGGGTCATACCCAGTTGGCTAGCAAGGGTATCTAGGGATTGTTGTGCATTAGTATATAGTTTGGGAGTTCCTATAACTTCATATCTAGATGTGGAGAGACGACCCGTATTCATGGACAATTTCCCGGCTGCCGCGGCGATCGCCTGCGCCGGGGATATACTCACCCCTATTTCTTTTAGTTTTTTCGATAATAAAGGGCCTATTCTCGGGTCATTCTCGTTTCCACCAAGTCGCTTGATAATCTGAAGTTTTGTTTTTAAAATTTTGTTTTTAAAATTTTGTTTTGTGATTGAAGCATAGCGGGAGTTCAGGAGGCTCCGGCCGGACAGGGCCACCTTTGGGGAATTCAAAAGTTTGTATCTGAAATTCATGTATTTTACGCGATCGCCATGAATAATAGAGGCTAGTTTACTGGGTGAAAAAATCTGGAGAGCTATGCCTGCCGCCCGTCCCGCGGCAGCAAGGCCCGTTTTACTAATTGTTAAAATTTCAAAAAGTTTTTTTGTTATTTTTTCTTTGAAAGTCGGAGGTGGGTGGCCGTGAACAATTTCAGAATAAATTTTCATGACGCGATCCTCTGGCGTGGTGCGCCAAAGGGACGCGATCGCATCCCACCCCCCCTTGAGTTTACTGAGTAAGAAGGTGGCGGCGGCGGCTAGGGGTGGATCCCCCTTTTTGACCGCCTCCTCGAGTTCGGGGCGGCTCGCGTTTTTAAGGATTTTTATATACCGGTTAGTCACGATATCATTTGGTTCGTATAATGGATTATTAGTTAATTGTGGCGCGTTGGGCATCTACTAGAGTCGGCGAAAAAAAAGGGTTCTGTGGACACTTGGCCTCGTCGGGAAGTTCTTGGGTTCAAAAACAAACATGCGCCTCCTCAGCCATCAGCACGTTGGTGTTGCGTGGCTTCTTGCCCGCGAGCGTGCTGGCGACTACCCGGGCGGTTTCCTTTGTGACGAGATGGGCCTGGGTAAAACCGTCCAGCTCATAGCCACGATCCTGCAGAACCCCGTTCGCCGCACGCTGGTGATAGTTCCCAAGTCCATCGTGACGCAGTGGCGTTCGGAGGTGGCGAAATTCGCGCCCGACCTGTCGGTCCACCTGTTTGACGGTGCCAAGCGCGTCATTGACCGGGACGCGCAGGTGACCATCGCCCCGTATTCCGTCCTGCCGCAGCGCAAGGGATCGCCTGCGTCCCCTCTCCTGAATATCACGTGGGACCGTGTGATTCTTGATGAGGGTCACGAGATTCGCAACGCCAAGTCAAAGACGCACATTGCCTGCAACGCGTTGTGCGCGCGCATCCGGTGGGTTGTCACGGGCACGCCAGTCTTCAATTCCATCAAGGATTTCGCGGCTCTTGGGGCTTTCATCGGAATTCCGCGCAGTCACGTGCAGTGCTATTCGGACGATATTCGCCAAAAATACCTGCTGCGGCGCACCAAGGAGGACTGCACGCGTTTCTCCCTGCCCCCGTGCGATATTGAGACTGTTGAGCTCGATATGAACGAAAAGGAGGTTGCCCTGTACGATCAGGTCTGGTCGCGCTCGCAGCAGACGGTGTCTGAAATTTTCGCGAGTGGTGGCGAGAACAACCACCAAATGGAGCTAATAGAAGCTCTATTGCGCGTGCGCCAGGTTATGGCCTGGCCACAGCTATACATTGACGGCCGCGCGCGCAAGGAGGGGCAGGACCCCGATGCGTGGACGGGGGGGTCGGTGAAGATGGATTTTCTGATAGACTCGATCAAGTCCCACCCGGGTGAAAAGTCTCTTATATTTGCGCAATTTATGGGCGAGATGGATGAGATCCACCTGCGGCTCAAGGCGGCGGATTTCAAGGTGTTTCGGATAGACGGAGGTGTCGATACGGAACGCCGCGCTGCGCGCATCGAGCGCTTCAAAAAGACGGATAAACCGTGTGCGTTTATTATTCAGATCAAGGCGGGCGGGGTGGGTCTGAACCTCGCGGAGGCGTCGAGGGTCTACATCACCACGCCCGCCTGGAACCCCGCGACGGAGCTGCAGGCGATCGCGCGCGCGCACCGCAACGGCCAGATGAAGAAGGTGCACGTGAAGAAGCTGATTTACAAGGGGTCGGAGAAGCTGCCGAGCATCGAGCAGTCGATCCTCGACCTGCAGGGTCACAAGTCGGTGGTGTGTGCGGAGGTGCTCCAGGACGATCGCTTGCGCTCGCAGCTGCCCACCGCGTCCAAGAACGGGGTGACGGTCCGCGCGGTACGCAAGATATTCGCAGTTTAATAAATGCGCCTTTTCTCATCAATATTGTGTGGAGTGTCGCACTGCATGTGTACTGCTTTTATAGTAGCGTCCATTCGCGTCTCGAAAATTTCATCAATCGTCCGCGGTGTGAGTGTAATGACGTGGGACGTAGCGTCACCAACCCCGTAAGTCATGTTTATCCAATATCTTCTCTCATCCCACGCGAGCCCACATGGGAAGAATATATTAGAAGCCATTCCGGACCATGGAATAAAAAATCCAGAAATGGACACAATACGCCCGTCCCCTTGGTTGAACTTGTATAAAAACATAAAATATCTATATCTTCTGTTTTGTTTGGGATGGATGTATGACGGTTCGGCTGGCAAGGCGAACTCCCCATCTCGAATATCATCCAACTTGATTTTCGCGTGGCCTACTCCCATCATCACCCCCCGACTTAGCTCTATAGCGGGCGTACCGAGTGACAGATGGACACCGGGAGGGGCCGCCGTCACAACTGGGTCCTCCGTGCGACCGCACGTTTTCAGATTGGAAATTTGACTTGTGAAAAAAACGTGATGGGGAGCGATCATCCACGACACACCCACGCGCCCATCACTGGCCGGCCACATCGACCAGTTCTTCTCGATCTGCATGGCCTTCGAAGCGCACGTGTGAGAAATGTTCAGTATATCCACGTCGGGCTCGAGACGCAACGCGCCACTAAATATATAAACTCGGGCTGTATGCTTCGGGTCATTCACGTAAGTGTAGTTGTTCAACTTGGGATTGTCTGAATTCATATATTCATTCCAACTTGCGATAATTTTTCCATGAATTCGAGCGAGGCGCATGTCAACTTTGGAATCGAAAAATTTTAAAAAAATTTTCTTTTCAATATCAATCAATAGGGTGCCATCGGCCATATGGCGCCACGGTATTTTGTCGTCAAGTGCGGTGTGAAAGGTCCAGTCTTTGGGCGGCGCCTCGCCCGCCCTGACGAACATCACGCGGGCCGACACAACTGATCCTACAATCGACGGGTTGAATGCCAATATAGCGTGTCTGTCACGCATCGCGAGTCCTTGCTGAATTATCAATTCTGAAAATATGTTCGTCAGATCCTCGTGAAAAATCATATTATCAGGGTGCGCGCTATGTACCGACTCACAGAGATGGTACATAATATTATTATTTATATAAAATATAAGATGACTATCAAGCAACTCACGCGTATGCACGCGTCATTTTTGTCCGAGTTTAACCGAGCCGTAATTCGCCGCCGTAAAAATATTAAAAAGGTGATGGCGAACCACCTGGCGCTCCGTCGCCGTGCACCGTCCCCAGCCGACGCGACCACGCCCGCGGCGCGCAAGGCGAAACGTAAACTGTACAATACCGTTTATAGATCTGTAATGAATAAGGCCATGGATGCCAAGTGCGGACGCTGGACAAAGTCCCATGGAACGTGGGGCGTGGATCGCCGGTGTCAGACTTAATGTCTGCAGTATATAAGATGACCTCTCCCAAACTTAGTCCCGAGTCTGCGCGTCGCAAGCGCGCGATGAACGCAGGGAACGCCGCGATAACGAATCGCCGCAAGGCTATGACGCGTGAGAATGCTCTTATTCAGCAGATTTACCTAGCAGCACTATTCAATAGTATGAAGCGGCCTAATAAAAATAAACGCAAATAGTACATGACTATTTCGCAACTTCGTGTAAAGCACGCCCGCGCCCTGCGCGAACTCGCCGCCTCATACGCTCGCCGCCGGGCCGCCATCATCAAGATCCAGAAGGCCCAACTGCGTGAGCGTCTCCTTCACGGGCCCAAAAGCGCGAGTCACGGCAAGTCGCTCACTCACTCGAAGCGGTGGCACGACCTTCTGAGCAAGCCACTCATTAGCCACAATAAAAAAATATAGTATTATTAAAATGCACGAACAGGCGATCGGCTCGCGCGCCCAGGTTTTCAGCGGTACCGCCCATCACACGACCGGCGGTCTCGTCAAGAAGGACCTCAAGAAAAACACCAAGTCGGGAGAGATTGTCAGCAAGGCCAAGTCTGCCGGTGAGAAGAAGAACCCGTGGATCGTGGCAGTCGCCAAGGCCAAGAAGGCGCTGAAGATAAAGAAGGGTGAGATGGTTCTCATCACCAAGGGCACCCCCCTGTATGAGAAGGCTAAAGAGCTCATGAAGTGAGCTAATCGTCATCGAGCAGCGCGCGTCTAGGAACCTTTAGAGGCGACGTGCCGAACGATCCAATCACGGGGTCGTCCCCGCCCTCCTGCCAGATGCGCACCTGCGTTGCGCGGCAAGTCAGCCCATACTTCTCATTGAAATGATAAGATCCAGAAATTTCCATGATGCACGACACGTCCGCCCCCTTCATGCGGTCCGCCCCATCCACCAGGAGGGTGCCGTCCGCCTTGAAAAACAGAGTACCATCATCCGCCTTGAGCCGCATCTGCCCAGCGCGCAGGTTCGAGGTAAAGGGCGTTTCCGAACACAACTTCTTCTCGAGGCTTTCGTACCATTGTGCGAAAGCCTCGTCTGTAACACTCACCTGAAATGATTTATACTCTGCGTTGACCCCCCACTGGCACCAACCGCGTGGCAGCTGAAACTTCAGGGGCCCTCCCGCCAGTGTGAATTTTGGCCGCGTTCTACCCGCCCCGGGTTCGATGTCAATCTCCTCCGTGAGAATCTCAGACCACTTTGGCATTCTTTAATATATTTTGTTGCGCTTTTTTAAGTGATAATGCCTACTGGACTTGAACAGCCTTTTAAAATGAATTTTTCCGAGATGGTTGGCAGCGTTTCCCGAATGACCAAGGCGGCGGCCAAAAATTCCGCCCGCCGTAAACTGGAGAAACTCGTTGCAAAGCACAAGAATGAGGAGAGCCGGGCGGTCGCGGCCCTGCAGGTGAAGATCAAGGCGGCCGAAGAGGCGCGCAAGGTTGCCAATTACTACGCGGCCCAGGGTCGAAAAATCGCGACGGCCGTCCGCGCCGTCAATAAGGCGGCCGCTTCCCCCACGGCGGCGAACGTGCAGGCGGCGGTGCGCTCCGTGAATAAGGCGAGCTCTTACCGTCGCGGACGCTTCACCGTCACCAACTGATTACCCGCATTTCGGTGTACCACGCGCCACGAATGCGCGGGTCGAACATAAACTCTCCAGCGGGTGTGTAAATTTCAAGGGCGTATTCACCCTGATTAATATTGAATATAGTCAGCCCATCGTCACATGAGCTGAGTTCGATAGGTCTTCGTATGATATGAGTTCCTTCAATTCTAAAATTGTGCAAAGATTGTGATATCACATCATAAAATAAACCGTCGTGACTTTTTAAAAGAATTTCAATCTGAGCAACGCGCCGCGGTGACATGCGTTTTGGGACGAGCCCAAACGCGAGCCGAGTATCGATGCTCAGATCGGCCATTTCTAGTATTTTCCTGACCAGATCTTCTGGCAACCACATAACTTAATTAGTAAATTTTATTTTATCTCACCTCACGTCAGGGCTTCTGAAACAATAAAATTTAAAATTCTTTCTTTTTAAAAAAAATGGAATCCCAAAGTGTCCGTGACTAGATTATTTCTAAAATTTTGAAATTTATTGTTAAAAAGTAATTTTCGATTTGAAGTGAAGACGGGGAGGCGCCTCAATATTGATTTAGCCAGAGCACATCATGCACGCCTCTGGGTTTTCACGGGAGCACGCGAGCGCCGCGGCCGAGAGGGTCGCCGGGTCGATGGTGAATTTGATAGCCTGTGCCTTGGCTCGCGTCCTCAGGTAGTACATACCCGTCTTGAGGCCCTTCTTCCAGCCATACATGTGCATGCTCGACAACTTGGCCATCGATGGATTTTCCATAAAAATATTCATAGATTGTGACTGGTCAATAAATGCCCCGCGGTCGGCCGCCATGTCGATGATGCTTTTCTGCGGAATTTCCCACGCGGTCCGGTAGACCGCCTTGAGGTTGGCGGGCAGCCCCTCGATGTGTTGCACGGACCCGTTTGCCGCGATGATCCCATCCTTCAGCTGCTTGGACCACATGCCCAGCTTCTGCAGATCGCGGATCAGGTGCTTGTTCACCATCACAAATTCTCCCGCGAGCGTGCGACGCAGGTACATATTGGTCGTGTAGGGCTCGAACGCCTCATTATTCCCGAGGATTTGCGCGGTGCTCGCGGTTGGCATGGGCGCCACGAGCAGCGAGTTGCGTAGGCCGTGCGTCTTGATGGATTCACGAATCTCCTCGAATCCCTCCGCCTTCTTACCCCACATATCAAACTGCAGGATACCCTCGGACGCCGGGGACCCGCCGAAGGTCTCGTACGGGCCGTCGCGCTTGGCTAGATCGCACGACGCGTGTAAAGCACCGCAGTAAATAACCTCAAAGATTGTCTCGTTGAGCACGCGTGCATTGGGTGAGTCGAACGCGAGACCCAGCATCATGAAGACGTCCGCCAGCCCTTGCACGCCGATGGCGATCGGGCGGTGGCGCATGTTACTCTTGCGGGCTGCTTCGGTGGGGTAGTAATTATTATCAATGACGCGATTGAGGTTGCGCGTCACCACTTGTGCCACGGCGTGCAGGGTTGAAAAATCAAAGTCGCCATCCTTTACAAACGCCGGGAGACTGATACTCGCGAGATTGCACACGGCCGTCTCGTCCGGGGTCGAGACCTCCATGATCTCGGTACACAAGTTGGACGACTTGATTGTCCCGATGTTACTCTGATTGGACTTGCGGTTCACAGAGTCCTTGTAGCACATGTAAGGAGTGCCGGTTTCGATCTGCGACCGCAGGATGGAGTCCCACACGACGCGCGCCTTGAGCACGCGTTTGAACCGCCCCTGCGCGACGTACATCCGGTACAGCTCATCAAAGGCGTCTCCGTAAACATCTGGGAGCCCGGGGCACTCGTTGGGGCACATGAGATGCCAGTCCTGATCGGCCTCCACCTTCTGCATGAACAGGTCAGGGATCCAGAGGGCCGTGAAGAGGTCGCGGCACCGCGCCTCCTCGTCGCCCTGATTCAGCCGTAGATCCAGGAAATCCATGACGTCGGCGTGCCACGGCTCGAGGTAAAACGCGAAGGATCCCTTGCGTTTGCCGCCACCCTGGTTAATATAGCGGGCTGTGTTGTTGAAGACGCGAAGCATTGGGATGATACCGTCCGACTTGCCCTTGGTTCCCTTGATCTCCGACCCGTTGGAGCGAATGTTTGAACAGTGAACCCCGATGCCGCCCGACCACTTGGAGATGTGCGCGCACTCCTTGAGCGTCTCGAAGATCCCCTCGACGCTGTCTTCCTTCATCGCCACAAGAAAACAGCTGGACATCTGGGGGCAGGGTGTGCCGGCGTTGAACAGCGTGGGCGTGGCGTGCGTGAAGAATTTCTGGCTCGTGAGGCGGTAGGTTTCCTTGACGCTCTGGTAATCATCGCCGTGGATTCCTAGGGCGACGCGCATAAGCATATACTGCGGCGTCTCTCCAGGAAACAGGTACCCCTTCTGCAGGGTCTTGATTCCAAAGTAGCCAAATGTATAGTCGCGTGAATGATCAATTTCGGCGTCCAGGTCCAGCGCCAAGCACTTCATGAAGTGATCGCTGACGTGGCCACTGGCGTGTAGCGCAAGGGCGCATGTTGAAAAACACTTGTGACTCGTCTTTTGCATGTCGCTGACGGTGATGCGCGTCGCGAGAGTTTCGTAATCGGGATTTTCCGTCATGAGGTCGATCGCCACGTCGGCACTCAGCGCATCAATTTCACTGGTATTTATGCCGTCGTACATATTCGAAAAGACCTTCTGGGCCACGCGGTCGGGCTGAACGTCGAGCTTCGCGCCGTGTGCCCCGGCCTCGCACAGCTTGCGGATGCGGGCCGTCACTTTGTCAAAAAGCATGGGGACCTCGTCGCCGTTTCTCTTGATGACCTTCATTGAAGTTTACACGTGTTATTTTTTTATCCCTCACTAGTAGACATGTCAACCAGGCTGCAGCCCAGCCCGCTGACGGACGCATTCTTTTCCGAGTTTAACCGGGGTCTTCTGCAGCGCGCCATGCAGAGTGAGATCAAGGCGCGCACTGGGTACGCGATCGACGCGCAGAATGACTCCGATCTCCAGGCCCTCATGCGCCGCGTGTACGTGAATATGGCGGTGGACCCCTTCACGGACGTTCGTGGGCAGATTGACCGGATGAACGCCGCCGTGGTCCGCGAGGCGATCGGCACGATTACCACGGGTGTTCTGCAGCACATGGTCTACCTGCGCGATATTGCGAGCAACCCGGTGCCCCTGGCGCCTCCCCGCAACACGAGCACTTATGGCACAAAACTTCCTTACAACTTTAAGATTGGGGGTTAGTAAATGAGACCACTCGATGACATCCTTATCGGTTTTTTCATATTCTTCGCGATCGATCGGTTCGTGCGTTTGTTCAGCAATACAGTGGTTGCTGGCAATCTACGGGAACGTGGGTATGACGCAAATTCTATCGAAAATTGGAAGACGGGTATTGAGGCGGTGATTCTCGGCTCTGGTGTGGCGCTGGTGTGGAGGTACCGACACGCGCTGAACCGCTTAAACAGGATGTGATCTGTAATTACAAGATGAACCAGTTTCGCGACGAGACGATGCAGATTTGCCGTCACAAGGGGTGGGACAAGGCGCCGGTGAGCACGGTGTGGCTGCTGTTCACGGAGGAGGTGGGCGAGCTGGCCTCGGCGATTCGTCAGTATCACCGCGCGTACCGCAAGACTGGGCTCAAGAAGGATCGGGGGACGGACGTGGTGACGGAGATGGGTGACGTGTTTAGTTATTTATTTCAACTCGCGTCAATGATGAATGTGGACCTTGATCAGATGTGGACCGTGCACCGCGAGAAGGTCCAGCACAAGGTGTACAAGGAGAAAAATGTAGGCGTATGTTAATGGCAACGGCTTGGATGATCAACGATGATCTGGCCATCAACAAGTTTAACCCTTACACGTGGTCCGGGACGTACGGCGTGCCGACGGACGGGTCCAAGTGGAAGAGCGACGGCACGTACACCGTGGAGATTGACGAGCGCCCTACCGTATACACCGACGCGAACGACGCTCTGAAAGACTTTAACCCTCTCCACGTGATGCGCTCCGGTCCCATGTATCTTAAAGAGATGCCCGGGAAGGCGGCTGCGCCTTTCAACGGCTTTCCTGCACGCAAGTACGAATTTGATAACGGCGTTACGACGTGGAATCGCCCGGACCTGTCCCGTGGCCAGGGGAGCGATTACGCGTTTCAAGCGCCGCGTGCCAATACATGGGATCTCTGGGTTGTTATTGCATTTCTGCTTGTTGCAGCCCTGATTTACACGCAAATTCGGCGTTAGATGGCGGCGACGCGCGGCGCCACCACCTTGACTAATTTTTTTGCCAAATTTTCTTTTTCAGTTTCCGACCGTTTATGCAGCCCGGGACAGTAGTGCGTCTCGAGCTGAATACACCCCGCACAAAAATTCCCCGCGCATTCCCGGCACGTCAAGAACTTGGGCTTGTGCGGGCACTTCCATCCGGCGGGGCTCGGCGCTGATTTCATCTAGTATGACTTCACATTTTGGAACGAACGGCGCATCGTGCTCAACTTCACACAACCCGTTTTCTCTGGCGCGAATCACGCCGTCCCAGAACCGCTGCATGGTGGGCAGAAACCCCGCAAACCATTCCCGGTCGCGGGTCACGCGCGTCACCATGAAAATTTCCGGCACCGGCACGGCCACCTGGTCGGGGGGTGCGCCGTTCTCCGTGAAGGGCCCGAACGGCACGACGTACTTGACCGTGGCGGGGCGGTACTGGACAAAGTCACAATTTTCAAAATCAATAATTTCTAGAAGAAGTTGAATCTGGGGGATGTAGTGCTTCGGCACCTTGTCCTCAATTTTGCGCGTCAATGGGCACTTTATCTCGAGGAGAATCCCATCCTCTGTGATTCCGTCGGCCGAGCCACCCAGGAAGCTATATATAGGGTGCTGGACGAGCCCAATCTCATGCGATTTCTTGCCGTAGCGTTCGTCATATAGATCGCGCGCTACGGGCTCCAAGAGCGTCCCGTGCGCCGTGGCGGCGTTGCCAGCCCACGCCGTTTTCAGAACCTTCTTGCGCAAGAGATCATCCGGGCGCTCGTACCGGTTGTGCCCAATGGCGCTCGCCACGTCGCTGGCGGTGAGCATAGTCTCACGGAGTGCCAGCCACTCCTGACTGCGCTGATCCGCATACGTGCGCCCCAGCAATTCGGCAACCTTGGCCTCCATTCTTTTTGAAACGCTGGTCGGTCTTAAGTAGTAGTTGTGCTGCGTTTTGCTCCGCCTGCTTTTTGGTACTGGCGAACCCACAACCTAATTCCTGCGCGTCTACAATCACCGTCACCATGAAAGTGCCGTTGTTGTGAGCATCCACGCGATATTCTGGCAGTGCGAGTTTTTCCGCCTGGCACCACCGCATGAGCTGGTCCTTGTAGTTGTCATCCACGAGATTTGTCTCAACCTTTTCGAACGAATCTAGGATGAAGCGTTTGGCGTGCACCATGCCTAGGTCGAGATACACGGCACCGATGAAAGCTTCCAAAACATCCTCGAGAATTTTGGGGTTGGTATTCCACCCGTTGCGCATGCCCTTCTCGTCCATGATGATCCATTTATCAAAATTTAGTTTCTGAGCTATTGTGGCGAGCGTCGTGCCGCGAACCATCTTCGTGCGCGCCTTTGTCAGAAACCCCTCTTGTTCCCTTTCGTGCTTGTCGAAAAGAAATTTAGTAACAACAAACCCCAGTACGGAGTCACCCATAAATTCGAGCGTCTCGTACGAGGACGTGAGTCCCTCGAAGCGCTTCAGGGCGGATTTATGGGTGAATGCACGAATATATAAATTTATGTCTTTGATCTTGGTTCCCAGAAGCGCGTCCAAGACGCTTCTGGGAGGACCCGGGACCACCTCCATGTTCTATTTTATTACAATATGTTTAAGTCGGCCTACTTCTTCGCCACCTTGGGGCGCGCGGCGGCGGGCTTCTTCTCCTCGACCGGCTTCTTCTCGACCACCGGCTTCTCCGGCTTGATGTAGTGCTGGTTCAGGTACTTCTGGATGTTCAGGAACGTCACCTGGACGCCCTCCGGCACGACCAGCAGAGCCTTCAGGGTGTCGTCCAGGGTGATGTTCTGACCCTGCTTCAGCGCCTTCTCCGTCACGTACGCGTTCACCGCCTTGGTGACGGCCGAGCGGGAGATGAGCTCGCCCGCCGGCAGCTGCAGGAAGGTGTGCAGCGCCTCGGTCACCTGCTGCGGCTTGTTGAAGCCATTGTTCTGGGCGCGGGCCGCCTTCTTCTCGCCGGTCGGGTCCTCGATGTCACCCAGGACCTTGCGGACCATCTTGCGCAGGGACTTCAGATCCTTCTGCAGAGCCTGAACATCGGCAGAAATAGTCTCGAGAGTTGCAGACATCTTATACTATTTGTGGGCCCTACCTCTTTAAACCAGAAGAACAGCCATGAAAACCATAAGAGCCACGAAAAGTAACATGAAGAAGAACCGTCTACTATATACAGGACCGCCTGATACCGGCACTGGTTCGAATGGTGATATCCAGTATGGCACCGTGGCGAAATCACTCGTTTTGAGATTTCCACCGAATCCAGGCGGCAGGTCGACGCCACGCGTCTGTTTGTATTCGCCTATCATTGACGGGGGCGGCTTTTCACACGTCGGGCTGCAGCACCCGGGTTTGCACGGGTGGATCACGCCGTCCTGCCGGTCTATCCACCCGCAGAACGTCCCTGACGCGCTCGGCAGGCACATGCACCTTGTGTCGCACATTCATATTTAACGAGAAATTAGTCAGTGCGCTCAAGCACTCATTGTTTTAAAATTTTATTGTATTAAATGGAGTTCGGAGCGCCCGTGAAGCTTCCCGACGGCCGTCGCTTTCTCAAGATCCAGGGGTGTGTGGTCCAGCTGAATAACGTGAAGGTCCAGGAGGGTCTGACTGTCGCCAACCCGAACGTGGATGTACCCGAGTCCCTCCACGAAAAAATATCGGCCGTAGATGAGGAGATTGTTTCCCGCGCCAAGGCGGACAAGCAGGTGTGGTTCGGAGCCGATCTCAAGGACGAGACGATCCAGGGCGCCTTCCAGTCGAGCCTGACGGACGGTACGCTCAGCGTCAGCCTGGCGAAGCTCAAGGGTGAGATTATCACCAAGGCGTTCGACAGCCAGAAGAACCCGCTCGAGCTTGAAGCAGTGGGCGAGGGCGCGCAGTGCGATCTTCTTGTTGAACTGGCTGGACTTTGGTTCCTGAAAAAGTCGTTCGGTGCGGTGTGGCGGGTGATTCAGGCCCGCGTCCGGGGTCCTCCCAAACCCCCCACCTTCCCCACCCAGTACATGTTTGAGGACGACGTCGAGGAGGAGGTGGCGGCAGACGATCCGTCCGACTACATCGACTGAAAAAATTATCGGGACCTATTAATAAATGCTGAACCGCAAGACTGTCGTGGCAATCATCCTTCTGGCCATCCTCGCGTTTGTGCTGTTCGCGCCCCGGTCGAGCTTTTTCGCACAGGCATCGAGTGTCCAGGGCGACTACCTGGCACGCCCCGGCATGACCCTCAACGCCGCCCCAGTGCCGGCCGGCTCGGGTGGCTCCTATGACGTGTCCGCCGCAGGTCTGATCCCCCGCGAGGTGGCGGTGACGGAGGATTTCGGCAAGTTCGCCCCCGATCAGATTCTTCAGGGTCAGAACTACCTTGATCCCCGCAGCCAGATTGGCTACCCGGAGACGATCGGCGGCGTTCTGCGCAACGCGAACCAGCAGATCCGCAGCGAGCCGGTCAATCCCCGCGCCCCCGTGTCCATCTTCAACCTCAGCACGATCCCGCCTGACACCATGCGCCCGCGCTTCGAGATTTCGCCCGAGTATATGTGAGCTGCGTTCACCGATTATAAATAAGATGTTAAAAATAGTTAATGGACTTTGCCAACGTGATGAACGAATGGATCTCGCTCAAGACGCAGCTGTCAGCAGCACGCAAGGATCTCGCAGTTTTGAACAAGCGCGAGAAGGAACTTAAACAGTTCGTGACGACCCACATGGCGCAGAACGAGATTGACACCGTGAAGGTCAAGGACAAGATCAAGGTCAACCTCAAGACCAAGAAGACCAAGGGTGGCATCACCAAGGATGTCATCCGCGTGGGTCTTATGAATTATTTTGAACAGGATGCAGGCCGGGCCGACGGCGCGATGCAGGCCATCATCGCCGCCGCCCCCATCAAGGAGGTGGCGTCAGTGACCGTGAGCGGCCTCAAGGGTTAAAGATTTTACCCACTAAACAACCAAGAAAACAAATGGGTCTCGGTGACGAGTACTCGCGCGACGCTCTGTTCAGGCGATCGGGTCAGGATGATTATGATTCCGACCCCGATCGTGAAGAGAGCCCGGAACCCCTGCACCCCGAAGATTGGGAGACGATGTACTGCGATGAGATTTATGCAGATGTTTGCACCATCCAAACATTTACATATGATAATCACGCCCTCGTGCTGAAGCGCTATGGCGTTGCTGAATTTTGCGATCTTCTCCACAATCAAGAAAAGTGGTGGAAGGACATTGATCTCAAACTACCGTTTCTAGGTCTTTGGAAGAAACTCAATCTCCGCGAAGAGATTGAACCACAGGCTTTTCAAAATTGGCTTGAACATTATATTCAACTCTATTAATAAATGCTTGATCTCGCCGCCCCCAAGGTGGCTGTACCGGCGACCGTATTCATGGCGGTCATGGCACTCGGGCAGACGCGTGAATACGCGGCATTACTCACACCTCTCATTTCGTGGATAATCATAAAATTTGTTCTCAAACTCACCCTTACCCGTGCAGACGTCATCGTCACGGGCGTGCTCAGCGGCATCTTAAGCGTCGCGCCCATCCCAGTTGATCACAGTATCGAAATTGTTCTCAAGGGTACTATATTTCTCTTTATCTTCTCGTATTTAAGAATAGCCTTTCCGAATTACTATTAGGCATGAGTGCCACGAAGTGGCTCGTCATCGGGCCGGGAGCCATGGCTTTTTACGCGTTTCTCGGGCAGATGTCGATGATGGATCTCAGCCAGGTGCGAGCCGTGAGCGGGTCGAGTGCGGGCGCGTTACTCGCACTTTTATGGATAATCTACGATGGAAATATCCCAGAGATGCTCGACTTTGCCCTCAAGGTGCGTGTCGCCCAGCTCATGAAACCAAATATTAAAAATTTTCTAAATAATTTCGGAATGGTCCCGATGAACAAGATGCGCCGAGCCATATCAGATGCAATTTTTAGAAAATTTAAAACAAAAGAAATAACTTTCGGTGAGTTGTGGAACCGCAGACCCATAGGTCTACACGTGTCGGCTTTTTGCACGGAGCGCGGTCAGACGGTCTACTTTTCCCGCGAGACGCACCCCGGTGCCAGCGTCGTGGATGCCGTCTGCGCGTCGATCGCCGTCCCGTTCCTCTTCTCGGCCGTCAAGATTGACGACTGGCGATACGTCGACGGCGGTTTTCAGGAAAATATCCCAGGACTCCCGTTCTTGACCAAACCTCGCCACGAAGTAACGGCAATCCGCATCGCGCCACCCCCGCCAGGCGCGCCATCTCTTTCACTCTCGTCATATATTGGTAATATATTTGCAGGAATTCTACGTCTACGGCACACCTACGAATATCAGAGTTTTGTCATTGAAAGTGATGATATAGATATTTTCGACTTTTCGGCAGATGGTCTACAAATATTCACCCTTGGACAAAAATCTCGCAACTTAGTAAATGAAGCACATTATCAGATCCGGGTATGTGATGAGCCGCGGCGCGAAGAAGATCACGGTCAAGGCGACGGCGGGTCGCAAGTCTTACACCTACATGCGCAAGCCGGGATTCACGCGCGTGAAACCGGTGCCCGCCTACGACGTGGGGGCGATCGGCAAGGGCCCCAAGCTGATCGGCAAGTTGAAGAAGGGTATGCTAACGTCCTACGGATATCACCCAGTCGAGGCCAAGACGAATCGCCACAAGTCTCTGAGCAAGGCGATTAGCAAGGGCAAAGAGGTGCCTCTGACCGTCTTCCGCCGCCTCCAAGCCATCGGGACCCTGACGAAACGCACCCTGCCCCGCGCGTCGCGCATCTACCGCGCCGACGCCAAGTGGATCCGCGCCAAGTACGCGTCCAAGTTCAAGACGTCCCTGACAAAGTAAAAATATTTACAAATATAAATGGCTATGATTCCTGGTGGGCAGGCGGGTGGCGCGATTATCCTCGGCCAGGCGGCCCGTGGTTTTGGTGGTGCGGTATTTCAGGGACTTCGTGATGTCGTGCACGGCGCGGCGGCAGCCCCCGTGACGATCCAGATGCCGGCCGGTGGCATGAATACCGCTTCGGCTGCGGCTATAACGGCAATTGCCGCGCAGATATCGACAGAACTCGCCGGGTTCATCCAGCAAATAACCCCATATGTCAAGGGGTCGTTCTGGGCATTTGTGGTTATTCTCGTGCTCGTCATCACCGAGAAGATTTACGCCGGCCCGATCGGCGTGGTTCTCGGCTCCGCGTGCCGCGGTCTTCTCGTCCTCCTGCGCGCCGGGGCCCCCTATGGCCAGGCGGGCGCGATCAAGTTTTTCAATGCCCTCCTTAAAGTATTCCGGGCGCTGTATGCTCTGCCATCCGCCGCCCGCAGTGCGATCCTGGAGCGCGTGGTGGCGATCCAGAACTACGCCGAGCGCAAGATTCGCACGGTTCGCGATGGTCTCATCGTGGTTCGCGGGTACGTAAAACGCGCGAAAAACGCCGTAGTTGGCACGATGCGTCGGTCCCTCGCCCGCGTGAAGGCGGCCGGAGCTCGCGTTGGCGCGGCGGCGCGCTCGGCGCACACAGCCATGCGGGGATTCCGCACACGGCGCGCGGCGGGCCGGGCCGCCAAGAACAACGCGTCTCGCATGGCGATGCAACAAAAAGTCCGCCTGAATCTCGCCGCCATCAACCAACGCGTGGTTGCGAACGAAGAGCGCCGCATCCGCAACCTCATCAACAAGGTGAAGCGCACCGCGGCGCCCCTTTCCTCCCGGGAGAAGCGCGAGTACATTGCCCTCGCGCATCGGGCCGAAAAGAAGGCGCTGGCCAACGCGGCGGGCGCGAAACGCAACATAACCGCCGCCAATAGACAGGCGGGCATTGCACTCATGAACCTGAGCGGCCGCAAGAGTCACTAGACGGTTTTTATAAATTGCCAGCGCAGCTCTTGACATATGCCCTTCCAAATTTCATCTTGTTTGTAAAGTTTTTCTTTTGATTTCAGGAGAGGGAAGCACGGGAGGAAATCATCCTCTCCGAGCAATTCACAAAATTTATAAAGTGTATAAGAATAACTCAAAAAGTTTTTACGGTCTTTGGGCCGATGTTTCTCAAAGGGTTTCTGGATCTGGTGGAACATGAGTCTGAGCTTGTCCTCAAGCGTCTGACTCATTGTAGGGGGCTGAATCCCGTTGAGAATCGTCGTGATGTAGGGCACGTGCTCGTAATATTTTGACTTGTCCAGTTTCTTGAGCAACCCCTTTACTTTTTCGTGAGTAATTTCAGAAAGTTCTTTTATTTTTTGTTTTTTAAATTCAGATCTGAGTTGCTCGATGACCTCGGGGGGGACGCTGGTCGACTCCTTGGCCTGGAACTGCGAGACCCACTCGTTGAAATGGTTCTCGCGCTTGTATGAATATACGATATTCTTCTCCATCTCCTGCTCCTCTTTGAAGCCCACCTCCTCGCCCTGCACGTACTCTACATACCCGCACTCCATGCACGAATCCTCGCTTTGAGCTTCATCAAAATTAAAAGAAAAACTCGCCCCGCAGTTGGGGCAGGGCTTGCGGTACTTGTCGGTGGTCTTGGCCTGGCCGTGAACCTCCTCCACGTCGGCCAGATACGCATTGTATATATCCTGCCTCTGAACACCTTTTCTTGAAGATATTTTGATATTTGCCACAGTCTTGGTGCTCGACGCGGCGGTCGACTCTTGGTGATACTCACGGATAAAGGGGGCCGTGCGCGCCATGTACTCGTACATGTCCAGCTCGATGGCGCTCGCACGGGAGGGGCTCGCAGCAATCAACTCTTGGAATTCACGCACCTTTTCATTGAACCGCGCCTCCATTATAGAAATATTATGCGAAACTTTTATATGGACCTCGTGTACTTCTTCTATCCGAAAAATTTTAAAATTAAAAATATTTTTAAAATTGAAGATCGAGTATTGACAGAGGTGGATCACGTGACGGATGGGACGCGCCGGGTCACGAGGTACCTATTGGGGGGGAAGGTTCACACGCACCTCGGGACGTCGTGGCCGCCGCGGGGGCACACGATGCGCATGCCAATCACGAGGGCCTGGGTCGAGCCGAGCGGCCGTGACGTCACGGCTGACATGAAAAGACTCGATGGCCCCTCGTGGTTGGTGGGATCGGCATGGACCCCCATGTGGCCGGTCATCACGGTGGCATGGGGATTCAACTCTACTGGATTTAGTTTTAAAATTAAAATTTTTAAAAAATTCTTTTTGAAAGAAGAAGGAGTGGTCAGAGTGGCGTTCAGTCCACCCGTGGCGCCAGGTAGAACTTGACGTCACCGAGGTTGGCGATACCATACCTAAATACGATAGGCATTTGATCGTCACTCGAGTCCTGCATGAGCTGAACGCTCGAGCACAAACCCGTCGCCTTCGTGAAGAGATTTATGTACTTGAGATTATACGTCGCACTCGTCCGCGTCGCCACGTCGTCCGAAAACTCGAGAACCGTCTCTTGATCCGCAAAGTCCCCGCGACACGAAAGCTCCAGTTTCGTGCCGAGGCGCGTGATAGTCATGTCATTGGCCAGATTACCCATGTCCCGCGCGATGCGTTGGAAGTCGATACTCGGCATGGTCGTGATGACGTCCATGCAAATGTCGGGCACGTCAAGGATGTCCTCGTTAATATCCAGCAGTTTCAGCTTGAAACTCGTCTTTGATTTCTTGGCGGCGTTCTCAATCACGCACTCGAGCGAGTCGGTGTCCTTGATCCGCATGGTGAGGGTGTCCGACGGGCCGACCGACTTGAGCAACTTGTACGTATTGGCCATGTTGAGGCCAGCTGCAATATCCGCCGGGCACGTATACTCCTCAAAGTTTTCAGCCGAAAGAAACATGTGAACAAGCGTCACGCGGGCCGTGTCTAGCGTGAGAACCTTCACACCCGTCGGCGTAAAGTAAACATTCACATCATTGATGATGTCCTTTAAAACCTCAAAGATTCCTTTAATAGCGGATGCCTGAATGGTCTTCAGGTGCATTAGGTCTCACTTGGCCGAACTCTTTAGTTGGTAAGCTTCTTTCGGATCTTTATTAATTTTGTCTTTCAGTTCAGCCGTGAGCATGGGCTGCATGGATGTCCCGTATGCATCCAGGCTGAACATGTCAGGCCCGCCGTCGCCGCCATCGAGGGACGCGGAAAAAACCCCAGACCCGTCCCACATCTCAATCTCCGACGGGACCATAGACTCCAACCAATTCGTAACCTCTGCACCGACGAGAACCTGGCCATCCCCCGTTATGAGGGTGGGCACGCGCGTCACCTTCTCGGTCTTTGGTCTCCCCTGAGTGGTCACGTTGTGGTATCGGAGCATCTGACCGAGACTCGGGTTCTGTTTTATAAAATTCAAAACATCAAGAGAATAATTACACTTGTCGCTGAAGACCAAGAGGGCCATTCTAATACCCGCTTTTCTTTTGTTCATTTTTTTTAAACGCATCCAGTAAATGAAGATGGACATTGTGATTCTGGGGGCGGTGGCTGCGATCCTCGGCGTCTTGTTCATGAACAATAATTCCGTGACGAATTACGAAGAGCCATCGGCGCCACCTGTACCGCCCAATGTCATTCAGGTTATCATCGAGGCTCTGCAGAAGAAGGAGCCCTGGCTGCAGCCCGTCGAAACCATATATATCACGCCAAAGGCTGGTGCACAGAGTGGCATAACCTATGACGCTCGCATATTGTTCCTGGACACCCGTGGATTCTTCGGCGTCCAGTACGACGTGACCGCCGGAGTGTCACCGGCGGGTGGCGTGCAGATTATCTCAAAGACGAGCTCGAGCTCGCCGGATCGCGGCGGCCCCTTCCAGTCATACGCCCCTGACAAGTACCAGACATATGATGATATAAATAAGTCTCTGAATGAACAGCTCACGAGCATACTCGCCGCGTCGCGTCAGCTCCCAGGCAAAGAAGTACAGTTTTAATTATAGTAATGATCAGTGCATCTGAAATTGCACAAAAAGAACAGGCCCGCAGGAATCTTAGAAAAGAAACTTATAAAATTATTCTTGAACAATTTTCTAAAAAGATTCGAGCAGCGTCCGAGCGGAGAGAGGGATACGCCACCCTACTCGTCCCTCCGTTCGTCATCGGGTTCCCGATGTATCCATTTGAAGAGGCGTTGGAATATATGCGTAGGCAGCTCGTCAAGTCCGGGTACAGCGTCAGCCAGGGTCTCGAGGCTGGTCAGTTTATCGTGACCTGGCAGGCTGCGCGCTCCAGGCCCGCCCCCCGACCCCCAGCACACGTGGAGAGCGATACGGCCGATGATTTTTTCTCGAGTCTCGCGAACCTCCAGAAGACGGCACAGCAGATACGGTCAAAGGGGCGATGAGTTAAAAGGGTGACTCGTACTAAAATTAATGAGCCACCGCATCTATCAAGCTCTGCTGGAGAACATCCGCGTCCCGATTATCGTGGCACATGGCCCGGCGGGCACCGGTAAGACGATGATGGCGTGCAAAGCGGCCGCCCTGAGCAAGCGTCACGACCGCGTGATTATCACCCGCCCGGCCGTGTCGGTTGATGAACAGCACGGCTTTCTCCCGGGATCCGTTGATGATAAGATGGGCCCGTGGGTCGCCCCCATGCGGGATTATCTCCCGCTTCGGGCCAAGGTTGAGGTGTGCCCTCTTGCCTACATGCGCGGCCGCACGTTCGACAACGCGTGGATTATCGCCGACGAGATGCAAAACTCCACGCCGAGTCAGATGCGCATGGTCCTCACGCGGCTCGGGCACGATTCGAAGCTCATCATCACAGGAGACACCGGTCAGTACGACCGCGGCTTTGAACGCAATGGGCTGCTGGACCTGATCGAGCGTCTCGGCGACAAGCCCATCCCGGGCATCGAGGTTATGCAATTCACGGAGGATGACGTGAAGCGCAACGAAATTATCAAGCATATTCTGCGACTCTACGGCCCCTAAAAAAACTCAGGGGGTACTAAATGGAGGTGCTCAATGATGCCGAGCGGCGCTTTTCCCGCAAGCTCATAGACGCAATGCTCCCAGAGCTGATAGATACATTCTGGGATGTCTGGGAAGATACAAAAAAAGAAACAAAAGATCGTAAATTTGTTGAAAATTACAGACAAAACCTGCGCAAGGTGAAGGGGGAGTGGTCGAACGTCAAGGTGAAGCAGCACGTGGCGAACATTATAAAAGAGTGCCCACTCTTTCCGAGACTTATAGCTGCCGTATTCGTCATACACGTGAAGATCCTGAGTTCTATTCGGATCGACAAGGCGAGTAAGAAACTTTCCCTCAAGTTGCCTAGTAACGACGTGTTCGTTCACACGTGCTTTATAGAATGTGCCCGGGATATCTACGAGGAACCATGGGTCGTCACGGAAGAGAAGCCGCCGTCCGAGCGCCGCAACGACCTCAACACGCGCTTCACAAAGTGCATCCGCGACACGATCGAGAACCTCGTGCCCACGGAAGAGATCCTCAACACGTACCTCACCCTCCCCGAAGAAGAGTCCAATCTGGAGATGGAGCACGATGACCAGGAGGAAGACGAGCAGCCGCCGCCGGTCGACGAGGCTCTCGATGCCGTGGACAACATTGAGCAGGAGCAGCCGATGTCCTATCCCGAAGATAATTCACCCCCAGCTGGAACCATCCAATCCACCGAACTCCCAGAGCCGGTGGAGACGCCCGGTGGTACCAAGACGGTGGCCGTCACGCCGGCGCCAATTCACAAGGAGTCACTGTTTCCCGACGCGCCCGAGGTGGGCAAAAAAGCTCTCTATGAGTAATAGATGGATCACTACTTTAGACAGCCGTGGTCGGCGGCTCTCATTGCCGCAGCCGCGACTGTTGCGTATGTTTACGGGCGCAACAAAATGAACGGAAAGGGGAATGTCCCAAATTCCGAATATCTGAAACCCGGTGTTCTCGTGGCGATTCTAGTCTATCTCGTGGTAAGCCAAGGTTCTGCACACCGCGAGTCAGTAAGTCTAGAACCATTTTAGTACTTAAAAAATTAAAGAGTTCCTTATGTAATGAGCTCGCTCGACGCCTTCAATGACATGATGGCGCAATTCCTAAACGAGCTGGTCCTCACATTTCCAGAGGAGAAGAACATCCAGAAGTTCCAGGCAACCTTCGAGGTGGCGCGGACCACGATTCCTAGATCCATCATGGAGGGATTTATGAGTTCGATCGGCCCCCACGCAGGGAAGCTGATGGCCAAGGATGAATCTTTTTTTCTGGAAAATGCGAAAGATATTGATTTCCTGAAGGATATTAACCTGCACAAGATCTGGACTCCCGACACGAGCGAGACGACAAAGGCGGCCATCTGGCAATATCTCCAGACGCTGCACATTCTCGGTATGACGCTTTCGATGTTTCCCCCAGAGACGCTCGAGGCGATCGAAAAGGCGGCGAAAAAGTGCGCCGAAAGCGGCGCATTCGACCCCAGCGCCATGCAGGGCCTGATGTCCGGTCTCATGGGGGGCGGCGGCGGCGGAAACCCTCTCGCCGCTCTTCTCGGCGGCGGCGGAAACCCACTCTCCACCCTTCTCGGCGGCGCTCCCCGGCCCGGTCAGCGCCAGGTGCGTCGCCGCGTGGCCAAGAGACCAGGGGGCCCGCCTCCCCTGCTGTAAAAAAATGAAAGCATCAAGTAGAGATGGATCCACGGGAAGTCTTCAGATCCGATAAACTACTGGAGTTTTGGCCTACGGCCATGCAGTCGTCCAAGGACCGCGTCGCGGCGACGACCCGCTTTATCGTCTACGCCATGTGCATCCTGTACCTCATCAAGCGTGACGCGCGCATTCTGGCGCTCGGTATTCTCGTCCTCGCCGTGCTCTATTTTCTCTTCACGTCCAACATGATCCCAGACGGCATGCTGCGCCCCACGTTTGGGGATGGCCGCACGCCGTGGTTCGGCCGCGACACCGTCACGATGCCTACATTAGATAACCCCATGGGCAACGTGCTTTACACGGACTACACGGACCGGCCAGATCGTCCCGCGGCGGCCTGGTATCCGAGCGTCAAGGAGGAGGTTTCACAGGCGTGGGACTTTATTCACCCATTTGAAAAGAAGAGAGACGCCGAGCGCAACTTTTACACGGCGCCCAGCACCACCATACCCAACGATCAGACGGCATTCGCGGAGGCGTCATACGGCCCCAAATTCGGCCCCTTCTGCAAGGATGGATCGGGCGCGTGCAACGTCGACTCTGACCGCTTCCACTTCCCAGAACAGACGCAGATGCGGGCGGGCAACGGCCGGTAATTTTCTGGGCCAAGAGTAATAATGGGGCGACCTCTGCAGACGGATGCGCTCATGCTCCAGGAGCGGATCTGGCAAGGTCCCGCGACCATCATTCTGGATGACGTCGTGCGCGTGGACGACGCCCTGCGCTCGCAAACAACTAGCCGCTGGAATCGCGACTATAACGAACACCCGTACGATTTCCCGAATCTCTACATACGCGACCCCTTCCCGATTCTGACGTGGAATCCGGTCAGCACCTACAGCAACGACCAGAACAACCGGTTCGACCAGCGCAACCCGCGCATCGCCATTGGCAACCCGAAGGGCGCGCCGTGGTCCGCGATGTCCGGGCCGGGCGCACGCCCTTACATCGGCTGAAAATAAAACTAAACTAAAAGTAATATGGATCCACTGGCCCTAGCAGCAGTGGTCGGTCTTGTGTTTGCCGGTCAGCGTTTCAGCGCAGACTCTTCGCCGGCAACCACTATTCCAGCAAAGCCCCCGCACCAGATTACGCGTGGTGATCTCATTCAATCAGGTGGCAATTTCGCGCAGCAGGATGCCCAGATGCAGGTGCGCCGCGGCGACGGGCGGTCGTTCCAGGGTTTCGAGGTGGGTTCAAAGCGCGAGGTTTCCTCCTTTGGTGATTTGTCTCCACAGGCGAACCGCCTCCCGTTCGGTCAGCCCGTGTACGATCTGTACAATCGCCAGAATGTCACGAACAAAATGAATAATCTTCAACCCATCGAACGTTTGAACGTCGGACCAGGTCTCGGCGTCGACCCCAACGTGCCGGCAATCGGCGGGTTCCAGCAGTATTTCCGCGTGCTGCCAAATAACGTCAACGAGGAGAAGCTCGTGACGCTGCCGGGTGGCAAGGGACCCTCGGATGCTTTCGTCAAGCAGGGAGGCACGGTCCTGGGTGGTCAGGGTCAGCTCATCAACGGCCAGATGACGCACCAGGCCAAGACGACAAAGGCGTGGACGCGCGCGCCTGCTCAAAATCAGGGCCAGGGCCAGGGTGGTGCTCTCCTCGCCCACGAGGGCCGTCCTGATAATATCAAGACACGCAAGACGACGAACCGCCAAGAGACTGGTCAGCGCGGTGATACCCTCGAGTTTGGTCCTGGTCAGTGGAACGTATATCTGCCATATAACAACCTCACCGACCGCGAGCTTCCCCGTTCGACCGGCAATCGTGTCAATCCCGACCGCGCCGCAAATGCCGGCCGTATGAACGTGCGCGCAGACCCTCAGGGCGCAGTTGGCTCCATGACGAACCTGAGATCCGAGTCGGTCGCCGTGCCGCTGCCACACATGAACGGCGGGCGCTTCCAAAATTACAAGCCGTCTGATTACTGGAAGCTCAACGAGTCCAAATCACGGCCGAATCCCCTGGCAGATTCTCGCAACCTGAATGTTGCCCGTGATCAGCTCGGCAATAATCCTCTCGCCCTCCCCCCCCTGGCCGTGGTCTAGACCGCGCCAGCCTCGGTAAAAAAAACCTCAATCAGATAGTAAAATGAGCGGAGGCATTGTTCAGCTCGTCTCGATTGGCGCCCAGGACACGTGGCTGTCCGGAAAGCCGGAGGTTTCGTTTTTCCGCTCCAACTACAAACGCTACACCCACTATGCGGCGACGAACGAGCGGCAGCTGATTCAGGGCCAGCCTACCTCCGGCTCCATCTCCACGATTCGCCTGGAGAAGAAGGGAGATCTGCTCAGCTACGTGTACCTGATGGCCCGTGACGTGAACGGCACCCCGATCGTGAACCTGCAATGGAATAATGTGATCGACAAGGTGGAGCTGATGATCGGTGGCCAGGTTATCGACATGCAGGACTTTGCGTACATGACCGACATTGAGCCCGTGACTGGCGCGCAGACCTTCAACCAGCGCTACCTGAACAACGCAACGGCGAGCGCCCAGAATCCCACGAACGCGCAGGCCACCTTTTTTCCGCTGAAGTTCTTCTTCTGCAAGGACTGGGCGTCGGCTCTGCCCCTGGTGGCCATGCAGTACCACGACGTGGAGCTGCGCATCACGTGGGCGAGCACCCTCGCCGCGACGGTGTCCGAGGCTCCAGGCTCCCAGAAGTACTCGCAGCTCCAGTACACCGCGTGGTGCAACTACGTGTATCTGGACCAGGCCGAGCGCGAGTTCTTCGCCAAGAACGCGCACGATATGCTGATCACGCAGGTGCAGCGCATTCCGATCTCCACCCAGCCCGTCCAGGAGCTGGCACTGGCCCACCCGGTGAAGTTCCTGGCCTTCCAGACGGTCAACTACGGTGTCACCTACGGCACCAATGGTGCGGGCTCGGCCGTGGCCACCAACATGCAGCTCAAGGTGCAGATCAACGGTGTGGATGTTTCCGAGTCTCGCCACCTGCCCGCCTACGTGGACATCGCCCAGTACTACCACACGTCCTACGGTTACTCGCACAACTCGGCCCTGGCCAACGTGGCGATCATCCCGTACTGCCTGGATACCTCCAAGCTGCAGCCCACCGGCACGCTGAACTTCTCGCGCCTGGACACTTACCGCCTCATTACCCCCGTGGGCCTCGCCAACGGCCTGCGGGGTCTCGCGTCGGCGGCCGTGACGCAGCCGTACATTTACGCAGTCAACTATAACGTTCTGAGAATCCAGAAGGGAATGGCAAGCGTT